ACATGTCCTGCAATGACTGTTCAGTGGTTGGTACAGGCTTAGGCGTGGTCAATTCATTTATTAGACCTTGTGGATCACCTCTAAGCAAGTAAGCAGCTGGTGCATTGCTCCGTCTCCATTCATCTAATGCTAATGATAACCTTGATGAAGGATCAACAAAGCTTGGAGTTCTCGTATTAGTGACATTAAGACCACCTGATGACGGTGTGCTATTAAGCATAGTTGCCAACTTCATCTTGTCTAGTTCTTTATCTGCCATCTACGTTCTCCAATCTTTGCATGATGTTCTTACGTTGCTCGTTACTTAGCTCATTCCATTCCATGATCTCATCTATTGTGCGCTTACAGCCCTGACAGATGTCGTCATCAATGAGACATGAGTGCCTATCGCATGGTGATATGGTGTCTTGCATGTTAGTCATTATACACCACGTACTTCTTTCCACCAATAATTCTCATTTCTTTTTTGTCTTATGCCTACTGACCAAAAGTATCTGATGTTCTTATTACTTCTTCTAAGCTTAATAGGTCTATCAAACATAAGATGGCCGTTCAATTTCTTAAAGTGGTAAACAATCATACTGCGTAAGGGTTGACACGTTGTGGTTTAGTCTCATCAATGTAGATGTCATCGTCAGGTGGAGGTGGATCAATGCTGATAAAGCCTGAGTCACGTAATACTCTTAATGCCTGTGTTGTTGCATCAACAAGGTCATCATGTCGCACTTCGGGAAACGCGCAGAGTTGTTGTATAAGTGGCTCGGCCCAGTCTCGCGGTCTGCCAGGCCACTTAGATGATTCGGGAATCCAGACGCGGCCCTTAGCGATTATAGGGCTGACAATGTTGAGCCTCATCATCTTGTCTGCGTTACCAGGATTGTAAGCACGCACAGGTAACCGAGCGCGTTGTAAATCTTGTATGAGGCTAATGCCTGCTGACTTGTCTTCGATAAGTACCATGTCAACTTTCTTACCATGTCCCCACTCATTCTCATCTCCGTAGATAGAGCTATACTCCTCCACGACTCTAGGTCTTAGCTCTGGGTATTGCATGTGCTCAGTCCAACAGTCAATCAGCATCACACTCATGGGCTGATCAGGACTTGGCTTAAAGACTCCCCACACTGCGCACGCTGTCGGATCGTTCTTTGTCTTATCAGACGTAGCACAATCGTAACTTTGTACCACGTACTCAAATCTTGGTAGTGGGCGATCATTAGGCCATAACCTAAACCATTCGCGCTTAATCACTCCAGATTCCTCGGGATCAATCAGCTCGGCGTAGATCTCTTGTCGACCGATGGTTGTCCCTTCGTATTGTAAAATCTGATTTTTGAAGGTAGGCGCTAAGTTGTGAATATTATCGTACGTAGATGCTGAGGTATACGCAACGTCCTTGCCGTCACGCTCTACTAAGTCCATCACCAGGGGCTTAGGTTTCGGAGTGGTGGTACATAATACTCTAGGCTTGTCTCCAAGTCGCATGCCGAATTGTAGCATGTCCCATGCATCATCAAGGTAGTCCCATGCAGCTAACTCGTCGCACCAGCCTCCATGAAACTGAGGACCTCGAAAGCGCGCGGGCTCCGATGCTGGGATCCCTTTTATGAGTGAGCCGTTCTTGAGTTTGAGCTCTTGGAGTGATCGTGTGTAAGTATCAATGAGCTCTTCAGGTATGATATTAAGCAGACCTGAGTCTCCTTCAAAGCACACGTCACGTACATCACCTGCTGTGGGCGCTGATACGAGCCACCGAGTCTTTGGTTGCCTCCATGCTTCCCACCATATCCATTCTGCTGCGCTGCGAGTCTTACCTGCGCCTCGTCCTGCTAATAAGAGCCAAGTCGCCCACCAATCTCCCTCAGGTGGGATCTGGTGATCGTTGGCAATTGATAGCCATCTCATACGAGCTTTGATCGCCGCTCTTTGCTCTGGCGGCAACGCATTTAGATCAGGCCCAGCTTTGATTTTTTGCGCTACGCGCTCAGCAATCTCAGCTCTTAGCATCTTTTTGTCGCTGACTTAGTAAGTCGTCGACAAGATCTTGCGCGAAGTCATGAACGACATCTACTTCGATCGGCTTACCTTCTTTGCCCGTAACTTCGATTTTAGATCTCTCACTATACTTTGCTGGGAACCGAGCGCTCATGCTTCGAGACCAGAGCCCAGTGTTTAGTTTCGTGCTCCCCGGACTTTCAACCATGTGAGCGAGTGCTAACTTCTCGAAGAACGCCAGCTCATGACGCTTAGCTTCATCCAACGCAGTTCGAAAGTCGTCGTGAGCATTGCGCCAGTGATCAGCAGTTGAGTGCGGAATTCCTAACTCAGCACAAATCATTTCAAATGAGTAGCCGAGTTTACCAAGCTCGATCGCCTTCTCACAATAGGCGGGATCATATTTAGAGGGTCTTCCTAAATACTTTCCGTTTGCAGTAAGAGTTTTTGTAGTCATAGAAAATCATTCTAAATTAAAAATAAAAATTGTACAACATTATTTGCAAGATTGCGAAAACGTGTAGATTAATTAGCACGGGTTACAAAATGGGTTACAAACCGTCGAAAAACTATATACAAGAAATATATTGGAATTCTACTAAATACTTTTTATATTATTGTAACTTTGTAACTTAATATAAAATATATAATAAATAATAATAAAATTAATAACTTACAGGGTTACAAAAAAGTTACAAAAAGGTTACGAGTTACAACTTTTTCTTAGAAATTCACGTTATTTTCAAGTTCTAATGAAATAGCATGAAAAGATTTCCTTGCAATTTCGCCTTCTGTTACCCTTAGGCCATGTGATTTTGTAACCTTATCACGGACATCATAGATCAAAACACGTGCAGCTTTGCCGTCAACTTTAACTACTTTCTCGTGATATTCGCCATAAGCAAGCATAGCTTTTGCGATGTAAGACTTCTTAGCGTTCTTATCATGGCCCCATCGATCACATAGTACTTGCAGCTGAGCTGATGTAAATGCGCCCACACCTTCTAAGTTATCACGAGTCCAGATAGAAAGTTCTTGTGCAAACGTTTCCAATGGAGTCTTAGATGCAGCGATCGCGATATCTTTGTACTTAGTCTTAGGTGCAGGTGAATAAGGATTAAAGTTAGAAAGATCTCTATTCATGTACCAATTTAATACGTAACTAAATCCTTTGCCGTTATCTTTTCTTGCCCACTTCATCATAGCATCAACGCGACTAAAAATGTCAGCCTGTTCGAATGTCGGACACTTGTAAATCGCTTCACGGCGTGATGAGTTACCCATGTGCGTAATGTAGGGTTTGTTAGAAGTAAAAACATAATTCACAAAATTTTGTATTGTGTATTGCGCGCCATATTTATTATTGATGACAATCTCTTTGCCAGTGATAAGGTTTTTAAGCCTCGCAGAATGATCCGCTCGGTCAGATGATGGTTCATTCACAACGACAAAGATCTTACCTTTAAGTGCACCGTTGAAGTTACCAAATAGGTCGTCAGGCCCCAAAGCGGCAGCCGGTGCGTTGTCACCCATGCCAAGCATTTCAGCGATGAATTCAGGGACTGCAGACTTACCCATACCTTGCATATCATGAATGAATTGAGGTGATGTGTTATTACGTCGCCAAGGATATTGAATCACATTAGCAACCCAGTCATGCCAGTATTCAGCAAAGTGCGGCTCTTCTTGAAAGAAGTAATTACAGAAATCGAGATAAACACTAGGATCGCCTTCTAAAGGTTCATATGCCCAGTTTTTAAATAGGTTATAACATGAGTTCGGAGTGATTTGCAATCCTTGATATTCAGGATACATGCCAATCTGCTCAAGCTTACAGCAACGACTCCACTTTTTATATTCTTCAATCAATGGAATCTCTTTAGTTGCAGTACTTCCATTCGGTTTAGGAATAGATTGTAGAAAGTAATGCTGTGCAGAATCTATCTTAGCTTTATTCCAATTAAGAATTAAGCCATCTTTTAATCGTATCACATCGCCGTTAAATAAAGCGTAATGCGTTTTAAATTCATATAACTTAGTTTCCAAAGTGTCAACGCCATTAAGCGTAATGGACGTAGACGTTAAGACCTGAGCAAGAGTTCCGTTAGCTTTTAAATGATCATCAATTGCGTATTTGCTTCCCTTACCAGGTCCGAACCGTCCAACACGA